AATCATTACAAAGATATTACTTTTATTTTTAATGATGTAGATACATTTCCATCAGAAAAAGGGATGATTGATTATATTACAACACCTGGCATTGTTAAACATTATTATGGTTTTAAATTTGCCTTAGGGGGTATTTTTTCAATAAGAGGGGCTGATTTTGAAAAAGCAAAAGGCTTTCCGAATTTTTGGGGCTGGGGGCTAGAAGATAATTTAATAAACGAACGTTGCCTTGGAGCAGGCTTAACTATAGATCGTTCTTGTTTTTATGATATTAGCGATGGAAGAATTATTCGGCCTTTTGATGGATTTCAACGAACAGTTTCTAAACGTGATGCTAATGTATATAAATATGAAACGCCTGATACTTTAAATGACGTTACAAATATTAAGTATACGATACAAAATGAATTTATTAATATAACCAATTTTGATTGTGTAATGAAACATGATGAACAAGTATATTATACCTATGATATTCGACAAGGCTCTAAAATGATAGTTGATGGACGTTATAAACGCCGAGTATGGGATATGAAAAAAATGTTTTCTTGATATATACATATATTATCTATAATTTTTATAGATAGATTATAGATTATATTATCTATAATTTTTATAGATAGATTATAGATTATATTATCTATAATTTTTATAGATATCTTATATATAAAATGGACGCTGATAATATTATCACCGAAACGCCTGATTTATCCTATGATAGTTCAGCAACAACTACAGAAGGAGTGCCGTGGTCTACTCTAATAAGATATTTTATCATTATTTTAATTTTAATCTTTTTAGGGTTTAATGTATTTACATATTTAGGTAAAATTACCGAATGGATTCTTGATTTGGTTAGACCGGTATTAGCGTTTTTCGGCTATGGGTTGGCCGAAACAACAAAACAGGTTGTTAAGGTGAGTGCGACTGGCACCAAAGGGTTAGTAGATGTGACGGCGGGCACGGTTACGGGCGGTATTGACCTCTTGGAAAAGGGTCTTTCTCATAAGAAAAAGCGAGGAAAAAGTGATATGCAGGCATTAGACAATGCCGTAAGAAATCAGCAATCATCTGAGCCGATGCCCGATGACGCTGGCAGCAAAACGCAAGCGAGTAAAACGCGAGGAAAGGCCGGGTATTGTTACATTGGCGAAGACCGCGGCTTTCGCAGTTGTATTCAAGTCGGCGAAGCCGATATGTGTATGTCGGGAGATATTTTTCCGACGCACGACGTCTGTATTAATCTGAGTTTGAGAGAATAGATAGATTATTTTTTAGATTTTAATGCTTATTTAGATTTTAATGCTTTTTTAATAAAATAGTCTACATTTTGGCTCGATAGCAACGGTGTGTATTTATATATTTTAGCATCACTCCAATTCCACCATTGAATTTCTAATAATTTTTGTATTTGTTCCTTTGAAAATTTATAATCAATGACCCTCGCTGGATTTCCTTTCATAAAACTATACGGTTCAACATGTTTAACAATATAACTGTCTGGCGCAATGGTTGCGCCATCGCCGATTGTAACACCCGGCATAATTGTGACGTTCTTGCCTATCCAGATATCATTGCCTATTATTACATCGCCGTTTATATTTTTCCAATCTATTAGTTTTGGTGTGCCGCCTAAATAGATAGTCACCTTTTCGCCAATTGAGCAATAATTTCCTATGATTAGTTTTGACTCATTAGACCCCCAATGTATTATTGGGTTTCCGTAAGTATGTTTACCAAAGGTCATAGTATTATTAATAATTTAATAATACTATTTAATATTATTAAATTTTAATTTTTATTTTATTATTTCTATTATATATATAAATGTCGCATCGTCTGATATTTACGAATAATACACAGTTAAACAATACAAATTATATTTCCGGTAGTGGCGTGGGCGCAGTGAGTGCTTCTAATAGAAGGGCACTAAAACGTCGGTCAAATGTGAATGCGACAACAGGTGAAAGGTGTTGTGATAAAGCTAATGCGGATAAAGAACTATTTGTCTATGTGGGAAGTATTGATAATAATTTATACGCTTTTAATGCCTTAACCGGTGCTCCAGTATGGAGGGCAGTCACCGGTGACGATATTCAGAGTAGTCCAGTGCTCAATAGCGCTAATACTATTGTCTATGTGGGAAGTGTTGATAATAAATTATACGCGTTTAATGCCTTTACAGGTATTCCAGCATGGGTGGCACCAGCAGTCACCGGTGGCTTTATTCTGAGTAGTCCAGTGCTCAATAGCAGCAACACTATTGTCTATGTGGGAAGTGCTGATGGTAATTTATACGCGTTTAATGCCTTTACAGGTGCTCCAGAATGGGTGGCACCAGCAGTCACCGGTGGTGATATTCAGAGTAGTCCAGTGCTCAATAGCGCTAATACTATTGTCTATGTGGGAAATTTTGATGGTAATTTATACGCGTTTAATGCCTTTACAGGTATTCCAGCATGGGTGGCACCAGCAGTCACAGGTGGCAATATTTTGGGTAGTCCAGTGCTCAGCACATAAATATAGTTATAATTGAGTTCCAGCCCAATTTTCGGTGAGTTCATTAATTTTCGTATGATAATACTCCTCAATCTCTTTTACTTTACGCGCGTCCCGTTGCGTCATAAAGTTAATCCCTACCCCCTTGCGTCCCCAACGTCCACTGCGTCCAATCCGATGGAGATAAGTGTGAACACAACTCGGCACATCAAAATTAATCACCGTGCTGACTTGCTGAACATCAATCCCGCGCGCAGTGACATTCGACGAAATAAGCACCCGCTGTCTTCCACTCTTAAACTCTTGATAACTCTTATTCCGCTCGTCTTTATCCATACTACTATGAATCTGGCACACAGGAAAATTGTCGCTCATCATCGCCTCATATAAATCATTCACCCGCTTCACGCTATTACAGTAAATAATACACTGACTCATGGAAATCATCCCATAAATGTCCTTGAGGGTTTCGTATTTTTGGTCATCATTGTCCATTGCCACATAAAACTGGCTAATGCCTTCCAAGGTCAATTGTTCCGCCTTCACGAGAATTTTCACCGGGTCGCGCATAAACCGTTGCGTTAAATTACTCAATTCCGGCGGCAGGGTCGCGCTAAATAAGGCCACTTGGATAGTTGACGGCATAAACTGAAAAATATTATAGATTTGTTCTTTGAAGCCCGCCGACAACAGTTCATCCGCTTCATCAATGACGAGCAACTTCAAATCTTTGGTCATGAGTTTTTTGCGTTTAATCATATCATGAATACGACCCGGACAACCAATCACGATTTGGGGCGGCGTATCGTAAAGCAGACGCGTGTCTTCTTCGGTAGACGTTCCGCCAACAAGGAGTTGCGTTTTCAAATCCGGAAAAAAACAGCCCAATTCATCTACCACCTGTTTTGATTGTATTGATAATTCACGGGTCGGCGAAATAATCATCGCTTGCGGGGCTTTCTTTAAAGCATCTACAATCTGTAAAGAACTTATGGCAAAACAAGCCGTTTTTCCCGTCCCTGATTGTGCCTGTGCGATGACGTCCTTTCCGGCAAAAATAGGCATAATCGCTTTTTTTTGAATTGGACTAGGTTTCTCAAACCCATGATTATAGATACCCCTTAAAAGAGGCGTTTTGGCGTCTAATTCTTCCCAGCTCTTTATTTCATGTAAATCATTTATGTTTAAATTATTGTCGCTGTTTAAATTATTGTCGCTGTTTAAAAAATTGTCGTTGATAGGTTCGGACATACTATTAATACCAATTAATATTTAAGTTATATTTTATTAAAAATTGATATAAATATATATAATACTATAATATAACATACCATAAAATGAGTCTGTCCATTTCAAGTGTTCCTAGCACGCCTATTAATAAATTAACTCAATATACAAAAGATGATTTTACTAAAATCCTAAATGCCGGATTTAGCTACAATCTTGATGCGGAAACAATGAAAATTATTCAATCTATTGCGGATCAAGTCGGTGCGCCAGAATATATCCGAACGCCTAAATTTGAAAAACGTGAATATAATAATTCGGGCACACATGGAGGCGGCGCACACGGAGGCGGCGCACACGGAGGAGGCACACACGGAGGAGGCGCACACGGAGGAGGCACACATCTGGGAGGCACTATGCAAGGGGGGTCGCGAAAACCGTATAAAGAACGTGTTCAAGAGATTACCGACGCCGACTGGGAAAGCATCCGGCAATTTCAAGCAACCATTATCGCAAAGAAGCAGGGCATTGAGGCCTCTATTGACCAAATTAGAAAACATTTAAATAAAATGACTACAAAAACATACGAGACCCTAAAAGAGCAAATCATAACAGAAATTAAATCCATCACTGCGGATAATAATGTAGACAGTCCAGAATTACTAGAAGAGTTGAACAAAATTGGCGAGTCGCTCTTCACCATCGCCAGCGGAAATAGTTTTTACTCCAAATTATACGCATCTCTGTATAAAGATTTAATGGAGGTGTTTGATACAAATGGCCATACTTTCATGGAGGTCATTTTCAAGAATAATTTTCAAAAATTTAGGAGTTTATTTGATAAGATAGATTATTGTAGCCCTGATAAGGATTATGACGGATTCTGTAATAATACGAAAACTAATGAAAAACGCCGAGCGTTAAGTTTATTTTATGTAAATCTGATGAAACTGGGCGCTTTAGAAGAAGAACAAATCATCGCTATTATCAAGGATTTACAAAACTATATGCTGGATACAATTAAAAAGACCGATAGCAAAGACATTGTGGATGAATTAGTTGAAGTCATCTTCATTTTAATTACCAATGGAAATTCTACCCTTTGTAAAAATGAGGAATGGGAGAATATTATGAATTTGGTAAAACAAATTTCGGTAATGAAAAATACTGCTCATCCCAGCATTACAAATAAGACTATTTTCAAACATATGGATATTTTAGATACTGTTCAAAAAAAGTAAAAATAACATATTTCATTATAACATATTTCATTATATACATTATAACATATTTCATTTTTTATTTACAATCGTAGTATAGGCAGTTCTAGCAGTATAAATTAAAGTTTTTTTCATAACAATACCGACAAACGAAAGTAAATATCTATTTACTGGTGTTAATAGTATTACATATTTTATAGCATTCATTTATACATTAAATATATATAAAAAATTCATGATTATACTATTATAGATAATGATGAATGAACATATTTTTTTTAATGTACAAGAATTACACCCGCATACCCATAAATTTGATCCCCATAAATTTGATAACTATAAATCGGATTTAGGTTTAGATAATCAGAATAACTTTGATTTAGACAATTTGTTAATAGACATGAATAATTCACCAGACGATGACATATACCGTGATTATTTAGATTATATGAACAACTACAACGTAAAAAGTTTAACCAATATCTTAGGCTATTATAATATTAATAAAAATAAATTGGTAAAGGATGAAATGGTTCAATTAATTATATTATTTGAAAATGAACCAACCAATAAGAAT